TCATGGGGTAGCCTTTTTCGATGCCCGTTCAAATGACCGAATTGACGCCTCCACTTTGCGTATCACCCGAGCAAACCCTTTAGCGTCCCTCGGTTCTTTCAGCCGCCAGTAAGCTGATTCAGTCTTTAGCAGTCGAGAGCGCTTTTTCTCGAAGGTATCCCATCTCATGCCGGCAGGCTTCGGAAACTTGAGCGGGCTATTTAGCAGGCTGCCCGCGGGTGGGTAATCATCCCCCCATATATCATGCCTCTGCTTCCACACACTGCGCTGTAAGCGAGCGATCTCATCTTCACTCTGGCTGGCATAGTGAAGGCTCCAGCATTTACGACACCCTACATCCTTCCGGCCAATAAATAATTTCGCAACCCGGCCACCACAATGCGGGCAAATGTACCATCGCCGATAGCCAAAACCTACCCGGGTGATCGTGATGCCAATAACCCGCGTTACCCCGTTGATTGTCGCGCTGTAGCCACCAGAGACCATCGAGAAGTACACCCTTCCGCTCTCGGTATCACAAAAAATGTGTGTTTTCGGGCTCGAATCCACCAGCCTGCTTTGCAGATTTGCCAGAAACTGGAGGTTAATTCGTGGTAACGCAGAGGTGTAAACCCGCGTCTGCTCTCTCATTGGCTCAGATCTCCGCTAAAAAAATCCCCAAATGAATACGAAATTATATGAGTTCTGCACAATTGGTTACTGCGAATACGGCCTAATAATCGTCGCTAGAACCTTAACAATTGTTAACTACTAATGGGGTAAGTAACTGATGCGCAAGTATCAGTTCCGTTTTTCCGATATCAGCGTTTTGACAGCTCGCGAACGATAGCGGCAACCATCTGCGGCTTCGCATCCTCGATACCTTTCTGCAGAAACTCTTTCTTTGCCGTCGAACGCCTGAACGTCTGCGGTATAGCCGGATCCTGAACATAAATTGCATAATTTGCGGAGTAACCGATACGGCCGGTTATTCTCGTTCCTCTGGCTACAACTTCCCGATACTGTGAATTTATCAGGGTACTGGTATCAATCGGAGTATAGAGGGCGGCGACCAACGAACCTTCTTGCAATGCTGCCTGAACAGCGCGGTATGCCCGGCGCCCGGCTATATCTTTCACCAGCGCATTGATGTTGCGGCGAATGTTGTTCATTCCCCTGCCTTTGATACCCATTTATCACCCCTTATCTCTGTCTGGTACGCACTGAAAAAACCTTCATTTTGCTGCGTACCGTGCTGCGTACTGCGAACCTAAAAACTTTGACGGCTCAAGTCTCATTGTTGTTCTTAGCCCGCTACTGGCGCGGGTTTAAGAATGCCCGCGTTTTAAATCCGTCCAGTACAGTCCAATATTTTAAAGCCGTTTTCGGTGCGAACCTCAATGCGAACCAGCGCCTTGGCTGGTGGCCTGCCGCTTTCTCTCCAGCCAGCGGCGGAATCCCTCTAATTGCCGGGCCTTACCCTCCGGCGTCTTTGCGCCGGTGCTCATGCCACCGTGTAACTTGCAGCGCCCAGAAGCGTAGAGCGCCGTCATTTTGCACGGTGTCCCTTTCCTCGTCGTCGCTCCGCACGTCATATCCCTGCAGGCGTCCGGGAAAGGTATTCCGCCGCCGATATCATCAGCCCACGCACGGTATAGTTTTTGCTTTTCGTCGTTAGTCACGGGATCGCCTTTCGATGTCAACTTTTGTCACCCTCTCATGGGGTAGGTTGTTTACTGGCTGCGTTCACGCGAAAAAAAGTTCTTATTTCCGACGGGTGAAAATGCTCTTAAACTGGCAGTCCTGTAAAGCATGGGGGAGAGGGTTTACCTCCCCCCTTAGGGCACATTAAAAGGCGCCCCTTGCCTGCCGTCTAAGCCCGTGCGCATCTGCGATCGCTGTGGACATTGGGCCGCCGGTATCCACGTCATTGAGAAATCCAGTAACTGTTACCACGTCACCTTGCTGGAAAGCTTCAGTGCCAGTAATGTTGTGCTGGTTGCCGGTGGTCTGGTCGATAAGGGTTATGTTGACCTGTATCGGTCGTTCAGTGCGGCTTTCCGCCTGGCTGGATGATGCTGAGGATGCCGGGAGATATTCTTTACCGGTTGATGCCTTCTTGATGGTCGGCGCTCCGCTGGTTACATCCTTGTTGCTGAATACTCGGCCATCATCACCGGGTATCATGAACAGCCCTTTACTGGTCTGCATGAGTTCCGGTAGGTTTCCTTCGCCTACGGGGTACACTCCACCAGCAGTTACAGGGCCGCCATTTTTTCGGCCACCGAGCACACTCGTTACCAACCCGGCAGCTTGCGCCCCCTGATACGCGGTTAAGCCTGTCGCCGAGGCTGTTCCCCCAGTGGCAATTGAGGCGGCAATTGCTGCTGGCGCCCAAGCTGCAAGTGCCGTAGCCCCTCCTGCAATGGCAGACGCAGCATTCGCCGCTTGAGCCGCCGCGCCCAATGTCTGAGACAGGATGAAGTTCTTCAGCATCTCCACACCCACCTGGGCAATGCTGTTGATCACGCTGTTCAGGATGGTATTCCCAAGAGACCTCATTGCCTCCTGTGCTGACATTGTGCCAGTGAGTAGCCCAGTAATTGCGTTTGAGGCATTACCGCTAAAGGCGTCCACAGCACTCGTCAGCATGTTATAGCCGAGGCTCTGCTGGCTTAATAGCTGCCACTGCGCTGCTGTCATCTGCTCGTTGAACTGGTTCTCCTGGGCTGTTCTCAGGGCCAGATACTGAGCATCCGTAGCTGATTTGGCAGCGATGAACTGATCATAACTGATTTTTCCCTGTTGATAGCTCTGCTGGAGTATTGCCTGTTCCTGCTGCTGGTACTGCCTCATCAGGGCAAGCTTCTGGTCGTTCTCGTTTACCAGTTGCTGTACTGGGTCAACTTCAGCGCGGGCGGCTGCTATCGGGTTTGCTGTTTGCTCCTGAGCACGGATTTTTGCCAGATTGACTTGATGCTGCTGCTCCATTAACTCAGATTGCTGGTTATAGGTTTTCTGGTCAATCATCTGGCCGTCTAGTTGACGTTTTAGCTGGTCTCGACCATCTGAATAAGTTTTATTTTCCTTACGCACGGGGTCATTGCTAATCGCATCATTAAGGTCTTTCTGGCGCTGCTGAGCGTCAAATAACTGCCCGGCCAACTCACGCACTCTTTCCTTCTGTGCATCGGTAGCCTTAGCTCCGAGAGCGGCCACGGCATTAAACTGTGCGGCCTCTCTGGTGTTCTCGTCATAGCGCATTGTCAAAACGGCAATCTGCCGCTGCAGGTTGTCGATTGAATCGTCGCCGCGAGCAAAGGCATTCTTCGCAGGCTTATCCTGCTTTTTCTTGGCTTCGGCAATTTGCTTATCCAGAACAGCAGCAGCATCAGCATATTTCTTATCGTCAATCAGCCCTTTGGCCTTGTCTTTGCTTAGCTGTTCACGCTGCTGGGTGAGCTTATCGACGACTGTTTGACCAGATTTAATGATCGAATTGGCGTTGTTCTCTGCAGTTTTCTTTTCGAGATTGGTGATATATGCGGGCTTCTCCCCTTTAGACGGCGTGTAAACACTTTGTGAGTCTTTGCTTGCCTGTCGTGCCATTAGGATCAATGCACGTTCCGCCTTAAGCCTATCAACCGTTTGCTCTGTTTGTTTTACTCCCCAGCCCAAGCCCGCCTTTCTCGCCTTAGCTAAATCAGATTCAGCCACAGCAAGTTGCTCAGTATTTTGCTCAAGCTTTTGAGTTAGCATCACAGCGTCTGGAGCGTTTCCGGTTGCTACGCTGATACTTAGCGCGGCGCCGTCTAATAACTTCGCCAAGTAGCGTGAAGCCCCAATAGCATCATCTATTTTTGAAACTGCCACACCAAACTGAGTAACCAACGCGTTGGTAGCCTGCGTGACGGTACGAGGCATTTTTTCAAACTGCTGGTTAATTTCATCCGACCGTCTTTCGATCGCCGCAAGCACTTCACCAATATCTAACTTGCCGGCCAGCATCAATTGTCGAAGCTCGTTAAACGGAATTCCCATGCCGTCGGCAATCTGTCGAGCCAACTCAGGCATTTGTTCCAGTACCGAGTTAAACTCTTCCGCCTGAATTCTTCCTGACGCTACCGATTGCATAAATTGCCTGAGAGCGTTAGCCATTTCCTGAGCCGATGAGCCACCGATAGTGCCAATCTTTTGCAGCGTCATCACGAGCCGGTTAACATCGCTGTTAGTAGCACCTACGGTTTTCAGTGTGGCGGTGAGTTGCTGCCAGAGGTTGACGGTATCCCCAAGGCTGGCCCCGGTTGTCGAAGCAATACTCACAAGCTGCTGAAAGCTCCGCGCCCCTTCCTCTGAACTAGAGGATAAACGCGTTACTCGCGCCTGAAGTAGCGTGAATTCCTCAGAAAGCTGCTGGAGCTTTATCAGCGCCTGAATTGATATGTATCCTTTCACGGCCACAGCAAGGCGCGAAAACCCTCCACCCAAGTTATCCAGGCTTTTATCTAGCTTGTCAGCAGAGTTAGCTGTCTTTTTGACTGAGTTTTCAATTTGCTTTAAAGCTGTATCTGCACTCGCCTGACCAGCCAGCAGTTTGGCCGCATCGGCTTCAATCTCAATGGTGTATTTGCCAAAATCAGTTGTCATGAGCGCCTCAGTGTAGGGTTCTTACTTTGTTTTTTTTCAGAGCGTTGGTGTTCAGAAGATTTATGACTAATCGACCATGTTCGGTAAGGCGATATTCAGGGCCATCAAATGATATAAAATTCATTAACATGCGATAGGCTTCTCGTTCAAATGTCGCGCCATATTCATCTTTAGCGGCATATATTGTGTTATCGACAAGCCCCGCGGCGAGCAGGTGTTTTTCAACGTTGCCACTTACACCGCCAATGCTAATAATGTTGGAGCCAGTTTCCCGGCGCAGATCGCGAATATAGGTTTCGGCAATAACTTCAGCCAATCTCTGTAGTTGCTCCATCACCCACCCCGCTTAACGGATTCAAGGCCCTTAGCGACCAATGCGCGGGCAATAGCGTTTACCGTTGGTGCTACACCAATCGGAGAACGCTTGCGCTCCTCTTCCTGAATTTCACGAATGGACTGAAGATGCTCCCGGCAAAGTGCTACCGTGATTTGTGATCGGTTCATCTGCTTACCCCTGATATTTATACAGTCAATTTATATTGTAGTTTATGCAACATAAATGGCAAGCATTGCGTTTTATGAAACATAAAGGTACAAAAAAACCCGCCGAAGCGGGGTTCTATTTCTGGATGATTAATACTTATGGTAGGTCTTTTCCGCAAAATCGGCACAATATTGCTTCTTTTTTTATTGTTTCTGCGCAATACGGGCATTTTTTAGTATCGCCTACTGAACCAGCGCCAGCAGATTCCACACCAAGCACCTGTGGTTCGAGCTTTACCACTCCTGGGTTTGTGAAGGACCAGACAAGCGCGGCTATCCAACCCAAGAAGCTCCAGCCCAAGACAATATTTAGCACCCAAATTGCCGTAGCATTTTTATGCTCCCTTGAACTGGCTATAACGCCGGGAAGAACATAAATGATAATAGCGAATATCAAAACAATGATGTTCCATACTGACATCAACTTATCCCCAATAGTAAATAAAGTATTATCGTAACATCGAAGAAGATTAATCCAATACATTCACCTTCATCGGCTTGTTTTTAACCTGAACGCTTGCCCATTGGGCTGAGCTATTCCCATGCGGTGCCGGGTCTCCTTCGCGGCTTTGTGAAGGCCGCCGAAATCTTCCGCGCGGGCTGGAGGGCGGCGCACCTTCTGGAGACATTCATCCATGCGCCGCCGCACCCAATCCCAGGCCTCATCTTCGGCACAATGATTCATCACCTCCATCCAGCGGGTAGCGGCCCGGCGATACAGCCCTTTAGCTTCAAGTGCTTCTGCCTTGCTGTCGTTTACCATGTTGCGATCCCCCTCAGAGCGGTATGCTGTCATCAAATGGTGGTGTCTGGTCGTAGTCCTCATAGCCCGGCGGGGCCGGTTGCTGCTGCGCACGCCGTAGCGCGTCTGTTGCTTGCCCCTGCTGCCCCTGTCTGCCTCCGGGGCGGGCTGTTCTGGCGCTGATCACACTGTCGGCCAGTACCTGGTAACCCTGCTGGGTGCCGCCATCCTGGCCCGTCCACTGATTGATCTGCATATTGCCCGCCACGCTGACGAGATCGCCTTTCTGGTGCTTGGCCAGCGCATCGGCCTGCTTCCCAAAGGCAATGACGCCCAGCCAAAAAGTAGCCTCTCCAGACTCTGCCGCATTGCATGGCAGTGATACCGCCATTCGAGCCATTGCCATGCTGGTGCCGCTGTTCGTCGTTCTGGTTTGCGGGTCGGCCACCAGCCGCCCGTATGCTGATATCTGTGCTGTCATTGTTTCGCTCCTGCAGATTCATATTCACGAATGATTGCAATCGTCATATCAAATAATGCCTCTGCGGCCTCTAAAGCTGAATGCTGCTCAAGTTCGTACAGGGTAATAAACGAGTAAGTAATGGCTCTGGCTGTCTTCGGTGTGGCATATCGCAGGTAGATAACTTCTGCTCTTTCCTCTAAGTCCTGCCGGAAGTCATCGCGGTGAAACAGTTCTCTATGTGATACCTGAAACGGCTCGTTCAGCCAGGTTACATCGGCATATTTGACACGTTTCCATACAATAATCACCGGATACTTAAACCTGTCGCAGTATTCTAAATGATCGCCCGGAATGAGCAGCGATGGTCTCCCCTGGCACTCAGCGAATTTTTTCATTTTTCCTCTATTCATCATTCTGGATACCCCCCTGCAAATCTTTTTGGGGGTGTTGTCGGTCTACCCGTCTACCTTTACCATTAAAAATCGCTCAAGGTCAGCAACCATGCGGCTTTCAGCCGGGTAGAGGTTTCATTTTGTACGTCTACCTTACCTCTACTTACGTCTACCCTGATTATTTATACAGCCATTTCTAAAGTAGAGGTATGTAGACGTAAGGTAGAGGTAAATATATATACGTCTACCTGCCTGTATCCCTTGCTATCACTGGCCTGAAAGCACATTTGGTAGAGGTGTAGACGTAAATCACCCTAAAAAAGTTTCACTATGGGGTTTCTGGAATATCAGCCCCGTAGGCGCGGGGGATAAATTCCTCTGCCAGTTCCGTTATGCTGAGGTTGGTCTGGGTGCGCCCCCTGACTTTCCTTGTAAGATACTGGCTTCGGTATTCCTTCGCGGAGTTCTTCATGGCCCGTGAAAACTTCTCCACAGACAGCGGTTTACCCAGCCCGTGATATTCCAGGAATGCCAGATACAGATGATAGAGATATGCCCTCGGCTCTGGCTGGCCAGCCCAGGAACCACCGCCCATCATCAAACCCTTTGGCTCATTCATGAAGTACAAAGCCGCGCACATGTCTATCACCGGGTCAGTACCGCGTTTAACGTCCAGCGCCTCTTGAGAATCACGCTGCTCAATTAAAAGAGTCTTCGCTTTGTTCTGGTCTGCAAATGTGGCCAGCAGGTGGCGGATAATTACCGGGATTTCTGACCTGATTTTTGCTGTGAGATCCGGGTCTTTATCTGCCTCTGATACCGGGTTGTTAAAAGGGAATATCACCCGGCGGCGAGCAATTCCCCCGTTGCGTTCGGTAAAGGTCATCGGCTCGTTATTGGTTGCCAGCACGACGGCGCTCAGCACGGTGGTGAATTGCTTCTCATACTTCCCATCAATCTCTACTGGATCGCCGCCCGTTACAGCCTTTATACCCGCACCTTCACCCACATAACGGGTCTGGTCAGGCATGATTATCAGGCTCTTACCCACAAACTGCGCACGCCCGCGGGCAAGATCCAGCGTGCTCATGCTACCGCTGGCGGTATTGTGCTCACCTGCCAGTGTAGTGGCTATGCTGCTGAACACTGATTTACCGCTGCCACCTTCTCCCGTCACCTCAATGAATAGCTGCCAGTCGTGACGCTTCGCCAGCACCATAAACAGGGCTGCTTTGATGCGTTCGGCCTTCTGGTTATTACCCGCCGTTGCATGATTCAGCCATCGGGTAAAGCTGGGGGCATGGGTAGCGAGGTTCTCGCCGGGTGCCGGCGGCATATAGGCAATGCCATTGTGGTTTACCAGCCAATTATCGGGGCTGTGCGGGCTGAACGTCTGCGCGGTGAGGTCATACACGCCGTTCTCAAAACCAATAAGATCGCCGCGCTGCTCACCGATAACAGGTAGCTGTAATTTCATGGTGGCAACCACGGATTTGATGCCCTTCTCAGTGTAGTGGGCTTCGTGCTCCTCAAAAATTGATACCATTACCCGCTCAAGCTCGCTGTCAGCCACCTTTTCCCACACGCCAGAGCCATAGCAATAAACGCTGCCGCTGTCCGGGTTGACTGCCAGCATTTCCCATCGTGAGGAAAGTAGTTTTGCCTTCTGGCTCGCGGCCATCTGTGAAATATCCCCGGCCTCTGCGCTCCGGCGTTTTTTACCGCCCTCAATGGCCTGTAGCTGCGGTTTCACATCTTCCCCCTTCGGTTGGTACATTGAATCGTTAAATGCTGCTGTAGCGGTTTCCAGCCCGTGCTGCTGGTGATAGTCGTTCCAGTCTGCTTTGCACTCAGTCGGGGGCAGTGATACCCAGCCAGCCACGGATAAGGCGGCTTTTTCTGCGGCGTCTTTGCCCGTATTGGTGCCCCCACTTTCGGGGCCTCCTTGCTGGTGGTCGTTATCAGCGGCGATGATGATTTGTGCCTGTGGGTACTTCCGGCGCATGACTTCGGCGACGGGCAGCAGGTTGCCCGCGTCGATTGCTGCCACTGTCAGCGCGTCTGTGCGAATTAAGTGACACGTTAGAGCGGTAGCCAGCCCCTCGGCAATCACGACGCTTTGAGGCCGTTCCAGCGCGTTTACGGCGTAATATGCCCCGCGCTTTGCCGATCCCTTAATGAGTCGCTTTTCTCCCTGCGGGGTGATGGTCTGCGCGGCTGTGACTGCGCCGGATTCATCCACCAGCTCCAGCAATAACGAACCATCGGGCATAAGCGGGTATTTAAACCCGGTCAGCCCTTTTGATTGCAGGTACTCAGATTCTCCCTGTATGGATCTCAGGCGCATTCCGGTATACAGACGGGCAAACGTAGCCCTTCGCTGATCTGCGTCCTCTGCTGCCTGTTTCTGGCGCTCCTGCTCACGCTGCTGGCGGTCTGCGGCTAACTGCCTCTGTCTCTGGCTGGCAGCGTCTGGTGCTGATTCTGCGGCCCGGTAATCAATACCCAGCACATCGGCGGCAAGTTGCGCCGCCTCTGTGGTGTCGCAGTTGTTCACCCGTTTGATTAAGTCCAGCCCGTCGCCAGCGCCACACTGGTTGCAGATAAAGCTGCCGCGCCCGTTGTCGTCGAATCTGAAACGGTCTTTTCCACCACATGCAGGGCATGGGGAATGGCGGCGCGATGAATCAGGCACGTCGATAGACAATCCAGCCAGCACATAAGGCCAGCGCCCTGCTGCGGCGCTGGTCACTTCGCGGATAAGGTCGATATTACGCATTCGTGTTACCTCCCTCAGTGCGCCGCTGGCATTTCAGGCAAGCCGTTTTCATTCAGATCGGCAATGAATCCATCGTGTAGCTCTGCCAGCGTCTGACGCCCGAACGGGGTCAGCTCGCCGCGCTCCGTGTCGATCATGGCCTGATAAAAAACAATGGCGTTCGCCGTTCCCTGCTCAATGCCGTAGCGCTCAATCATTGCGCCTTCCATGTTGTTAGCCATCGCCAGACGTTCCGCGAACGGGTAAACCACAATCCCCGCTGTGTCATTTGAATAAAACGTCACCAGCGACGATTTGCCGTCATCCTCCTTGATGGTGGTTGTGCCGTTTTCGCGCTTCATCTCAGAAATGAACGTCGCAGCAATCAGCCAGCGCCACATAGTGACGTTATGCTGCGCGGTGAAGTCGAACCAGCCACGCGCCCCGCCATCAGCAACGGCAAAATGTATGGCGTATCCGATATCTGGCTTGTCGTCGTACTCTCCGGCGTCAAGGCCGTTCACGGCGCTCTCGTAGCTGATAAGAGCAACCTGCTCAAATCCCCCGGCATCATTGCGGGTCATGATATTGACGCCGTGCGGTGTGGCTTCGGCGCGTAATACGTCGTCATTTCCCGGTGTGAATTTCTCTACGTTGCTCATGCTTTGCCGTCCAGACTCAAATCCATATCAACTAACTCGCCTTCTACTGAATCCATCAGCTCGGGGACACCATCCAGAAGGGTAATGACTGCGCCAATAAGATGATCCGTGCCGCTATCTTTTTTAATCGGTGCTTCAAGCCAAAGAGAAAGAACTTGCTGCGCTTGCTTGATACGGCAGGCTGAATCAATCAGGGATAACTTGCTCATGCGCTGCCCTCCCGACACTCGCGCATCTTCGTTAGTTCATCAGCCAGGCGATTAACTTTGCGCTCGGTTCTAATGGTTGCGCATCTCAACTCGGTGATTAATGTCGCAAGTCTGGCGCCATAAAGCGGATTGGCGGCACGTAATGGCCCGTCCAGATAAAGATTCCATAACTCAAGCAATTCACTGGCATAGCGCACCGCTGCCGTTGCGTCACCTGTCGGGATTGTTTCTGGTTCAATTACGGCGACTGTATTCATGCGCTGCCCTCCGCATCAATTCTGGCCATATCGACAATCGTCAGGACTTTACTCAGCCAGCAATACACGATTTCGGCCTGTTCATCGTTTAGTTGAGTGGCTAAATCAGTCATAACGTGAGCCAGCCCATTGCGGGCGCGGGTCATGCGTTCTGCGGTGCGTTCCGCCAGCGTAAAATCTTCCGGATAAGGCTGCACACGGGATAGCGTCGCCTCGGCCTCAAGTTCGGCAGGATGGCGGTATATAGCGTTTATATTCATTTGCCCGCCCTCATTTTTGATTCTTTGACGCAGTCAGAACGACACACACCCGCATTCGCTACGGTATCGTTAAGCGCCAGCACCACCTCACCAACCGTACCCAGCATTGCGCCTATTTTGCGCATGTCTCCCTTTGCGGTCTCCTCGGTGTAGTTGTTATTGTCCGTGGCCCAGAACATCAGACTTCCAATGGCACTAATGCCGAGCAACAAATCACTCACAGACTCATCCATGCGGTTCTGAATGCCTTCCAGCTCATCAACGGTGGCGCCTTTGCCGAATTCGTGGCGAACTAAATCGTTATACAGGCTCATGCTGCCACCTCCTGTACGCGTGTAATGCGAACGTGGCTGAGACCTTCACGCTGCGCCTGAAGCACTGCGTGGGCCATTGCTGTTTTAGTGTCGCTGGATGTGAGTTGATAGCCGATACCAACCGTTAAACCGCGCTTATTGACGGCATAGCCCGTAATGCGGAAATAGTTACGCATGAGCCACCTCCAGACGGATGCGACCAGCGAAAAAGCAGACGTGATCCCGAACCAGAGAACGGCGAGCTTCACGCTCAGAAGCTGCGGCGATATGGTGAATTTTTGCGGTAATTGTCGGCATATCGCGGCGAACAGCGGCGATAATCCAGATAAATTGCGGAGTTTGGGTAGGGGTAGTAGCCAACATGTGGCAGCCTCCGATAACAGGGGATTAAACCCATCACCGGAAACGCCAATTTCACTGGTGATGGACTGGACAGGGTTGGCGTAACCGGCGTTATCGGAAACCGGCGCTTCCGAAGAAGCCCCCGCCCAGCCCACCATAATTCTGAGGCAAGTCCGGTATGACACCGAACCGCTGAAAAAAGGGTGTACTGAGCTAACGACACAAAAAAAGACGCTTGGCGCGTCATATGTCGCCGACAACTTTACCAGGACGCCAATCCCGGCACCAGATTTTGCTGGTGCGCTATAACCATAGACCGGGATGACGTGGGACATCAAGCCCTTTTTTATGGACTCGCAAAACTCTTTGCTGCAGGTGTGACGTCCATCGCGCGTACTGTTCACGAAATTCGCCTCTAACGTGCCCGAAAATTCTCGCGTACTTGTCTCGAAAACCAACGCGGCGCGGCTGTCAGGGGTAGCAATACAATTCATCCCACCAGCGATACGGGGAAAATAATCCCCCTGTTCAGCAAATGGAAAGCTAAGTTTTGCTAAGGTTTTAAAGCCTGAGTGTGGAAGCATCAGGCCAGCCAGAGAGAGGCTTTTACCCTGGGCGGCGGTAATCATTGCTTCACCTCCGTGTACTCCTTCATGAAGCGCTCAATGGACTGTACGCACGGGTGCGAATATCCGTCGCGGTAGAATGTCACGCGGTTATGCTCGACGCGCTCAACGGTCACTACAGCCCCGTGAGAATCCTTGTAACGGCTTCCCGGCTGGGGGTTTTGGTTACGCATGGCTTACCCCCATACGTTTCGCCAGCCAGCGCTGTGAAAGGCGCATTAACTCGTCTTTGCGCTTCTGGTAGTCCTGCCCCAGCTCAATTAGCGTGATATTGGTGCTTTCCAGATAGGCGAGGTGTTCAAGCTGTGTGGCGTTCATGCTGTCCCGTGGTTCGCCAGGAATGCCATTTGCCTGCGCCCACTGCTTCGCCGTCATGCCACCCAGCACGATACGGGCGATCATGTTGCTTTCATTGCTGTAGTGGCGCTGCTGTGTCTGTTTGCCCTGTTCTGCGCGGGCGGCGTCTAGCGCTTCACACATTGGCTTGAAGTTGTTAGCCGCGCTGATTCGGGCTTTTAGCTGGCGGCGATACTGAGCGGCAATCTCTGGCACACTGCGCTGTAGTGCTTCCTCACACTGAATGAAGTAACGCCGAACGGCGCGGCCCTGCTCGTTGCGTTCAACCATTGCCACTTCTTTAGCCATATCCAGCGATAGCAGATAATCATGCTCGATTTGCTGGCGAAATTTTGCGCTCCCCGAAACGGGTGAGCTCAAATTTTCAACGGTGATGTAATCCACACCAGCGGCAAAACCATACTGACTAATGCGCCCTTTAATCCAGGTGGTGAAGTCGCGGCCCACCCCCAGCGCCTTATGCAAGGCTCTGGCGCTCGCAATATTGGCTTCACGCCCGCCAATTTGGCCGGGAATAACGGGAACGATGGCGGCAAAGTCATTGCCGTTAATTACGCCCGGGTTAACCTTGGGTTGAGGGGCGGCCTCAGAATTGAATCTGCTTTTTTCGATTTTCATTTTTTCGGCTCCGTTATGCGGCGGTGAAGTTGTCCGGGTAGAGGTTCAGAATGTCGGCGATATCCTGCTTTGAAAGCCCGCAATGTTGGTTGACTGCGGCCATGCGGTTAACGAACTGAATCACCTTCAGCACGTCACCGCGGCACGCAAACCGGTAACGCATGTGCGCACCGATACCATCAGGGTTTTTCTCTTCCAAGCGTTCCAGGCAAATATCAAGCTCGCGCTCAAGTTCGCTCGCATAGTTGCGGCCAGATGAAAGGCGGCAATTGCGCAGGATATCGTTTTCTGTCCACCCACCAACCCCGCAGCGCAGCATGTAGGTGCGGGCACGGTGTTTCTTCGGAATGCGCTTTGAGGCTTGAACGGTGCAGGCTGGTGGCGTAACATCAGATCCGCGAGTATCTGTGTTAGCCGCCTGTAATGGGCGGTTTTCTTTTTGCATCAGACCACCTTCCCGCGGCGCTCTGCCAGCCATTTGTTAATCTCTACCGCATTAAAAGCAGTGATTTTTTCCCCCAACTTAACCGGGGATGGAATGTGCTTATCGCGAACCCAGCGATCCAACGTGGCCACGTGAATGCCGAGGTGCTGAGCCAAGCGGAAGCGTCGAATGTAACCACTGGATGGAATTGTTACGCTAAGTGTTTCTTGCTCTTGCATATGCCCTGTAACCCCTCTGTTTCGGTTTATGCGTCGTTACAGGGCTTATGCTATACATCATGAGGAATGGTTGATAAGTGACGCCATTTTGTTTTTGTAGGTTAATATTTTATTAGCCTGGTGATATCAGTTCTTGTCACCCTTCATAGCCTCTCTCAGACATTTTATTATCTTGTCCTCACCCAAGGATATCGGTTTCTCATGTCGCCCCTCGACTATGCGCTTTGCCCAGGCCTGTTGTGTAATATCACCTTTCTTTCCTTTGCACGATTCAGGGTCATTTAAAAGCCAATAAATTGCTGCTTTATAAACCTCTTCTCTTTTACGTGCCGATATTTCAACGTTTCCATGTACATTATTAATGTCAAACATTTCTTTCTCTTCATAAGAGAAACCATCCAAATCAAATGAATTATAAATACCCTCATTATTTTCAATGCAATCATGAAGTTTTTTAATCCAATGCCTTGAAAGAAGCACGTCATCTTTGCTTATTGTGTGATATTCTATTTTCTTATTAATGGCATTTATAATCTCTTCAGGGTTGGGGTCACCATGAGAAGGTCTAACCAATATAGGGAGTGTTTTTTCCCTAAATACATTCTCAGCCCTGAGAAAGGCGCGAATGTCATGCTTAATATACAAATCCATATGCTGATCAACAACGAGAGCTTCATTAAGCTCTATCTGACCAACAGAACTCAACTCCCTGATTTTATTAGGCCTAATAGCCCACAAGCCAAAAGCCCATCCTTTAACATGTATTCTATTTCCATCTCTATATACTTCTGGATTGTTCATGTCAGGCATGAAGTATGAAACGCGCCTTTCGACACTTAGAGTAACTTGGTTGTACTCTGAAATTAGTGATTCAAATAGCTCTGCGCTATCCTTCCCACCTACGTGATCAAAAGATAGAAAGCTTGGGAAATAATCAAGCCTAAGAGAAAGGCTAATAGCATTAATTTCAGCCCAATGAAACAAGTCATCGACTGAACAACCCAGCATACTACTGGCTTTTTGGAGATCGCAAAATTCTAGTGGTAAAATTCTGCTCTTGATGTTTTTATCTGGTCTCATAATAATCTCATTTAGCTGACGCGTTCATCGCGATGCTTATTGGCGTCACGTTATAATCTTCACCAGTTTCTAAGGCCACCAGCAGATTCGCCCACTGCGCCAGCGCCGCTTTCCGCTCATCAAAGTACTGGTGACGGTTATAAATACCCTCTATGCCCGGTATTTTATGGTTAAGGCAACGCTCGGCTATCACCGGGTCAATGCCTATCGCGGCCATCTGGGTGCGCATGGTGCGCCGCAGGTCATGGATACTGAACGGCTCAACGTCAGCCATTTCTTTAAGTACGGACGGCATAACCATATTCAGCGTGGCACGGCTAACGTGGGCCGTTGTTCTGGCGCGTCTGGCCGGAATTAACCAGCGACTATCACCGGCGAAAAGTCGAATCTCTTTAATCCATTCGATCACTGGCGCCGGCAGCGGGATATCGATGTCATCACCATTCTTTGCCCGCGAGCCAGGGAGATGCCACACCTCGTTATCAAGGTCGAACTCCGACCATTCGGCGGCACAGAGCTCCATTTTGCGCACCCCAAGCGCCAGAATAATCTTGAAGGTCAGCTCATTCTCTCTGCTGATTCCACGCCCGCGGCGTAGCGCCTTGAAGAACATAATCAGCTCATCACGGCTTAACGCGCGTTTGCGCCCCTGCTCCTTCCCGCCAGCGTCTTTGGAGCCAAAGGATATCGCCGGGTTAACCTCTATCATTCCGCGTACCACAGCGTAATCAAACAGGCGTTTGAGCATGCGAAGTACATCATTAGCTACCGTGGGAGATCCGCGCTCTAACACATCCTGCAGGACGCTATCAATGTGCCGCGGGCGAACGTCCTCTACCTTCATCTTTCCTATGAGCGCAACGATGTTCTTTTGCAGGCTGCTGCGGAAAAGCTCCGGGTGTTTGTAAGTGGTTTCTATCTGGCGGGCGTAATACTCAGCGGCAAGCTCTGAAACGTGAATGGCGTTCTTCTCAGCCTCAATCTTCGCTATTGCCTCAGCCTTGCGCTCCTGCTTCTCTGCGGCTACGTCATACCCGAGCGCTACCCGTGCGGATAGCTCTTTCGCTATATCTCGGGCTTTTGCCAGTGAGAAATCGGAATAAGAACCGATCATCATGGTGCGGGCCTTCCCCACCAGCTTATATCGATAGCGCCAAAAAGGAGTTTTATCCTCTTTTCGAAACCTCAGATAGAGGCCGTCACCGTCTGCTCGCCCCTCGAAGCGTTCCCCGCTCTTAATCCATGCGCGGATCTGCATGTCTGTAAGTTTTGGCATGTGCGAATACCTGAAAATCCTTACCGTGATCCATTGGGTACACCGCGAAATGTACCCAAATTGCTTAGAGGTATACCCAAAACTTTGGCTAATGATCAT